CTAGGTTGGAAACCAAAACAACATACAGACAAAGGAAATATAATTATTAATGAAGCAGTTCTGGATACTATAGAACTTCCTGAAGCAAAAAAGTTTTCACGATTCTTTCTTTTACAGAAGCGTATCGCACAGATTAAGTCATGGATAGAAGCATGTGATGACACAGATGGTAGAGTACATGGTAGAGTTATGACTCTTAAAACTATTACTGGTCGTATGTCTCATCACTCTCCTAACATGGCACAGATACCTGCAGTTCGTTCTCCATATGGAAAAGAGTGTAGGGATTGTTGGACAGTTGATAATCCTTACACTCATTCTATTGTGGGTACAGATGCAAGTGGATTAGAGTTGAGATGTTTAGCTCATTTAATGAATGATGCTACATTTACAGACATATTATTGACAGGTGATATACATACACACAATATGCAAATGGCAGGATTAACTAACAGAGACCAGGCAAAGACCTTTATCTATGCCTTTATGTATGGTGCAGGTGCATCTAAGATAGGTCAAATAGTAGGAGCAGGTGCTAAAGAAGGACAACAATTAATTAATAAGTTCTTATCAAGTATGCCTGCTCTGAAAAGAGTAAGAGATTCTGTTACAAAAGCTGCAAATAAAGGTATGATTAAAGGTATTGATGGTAGACTATTACATATACGTAGTCCTCATAGTGCCTTGAATACTTTGATACAAGGTGCAGGTGCAGTTGTGTGTAAGGTATGGCTTATCAATATGATTAAACGTATCAGAAGAATAGGTGTTGATGCAAAGCTTGTAGCATCTATACATGATGAGTATCAGTTTGAAGTTCTTAACAAAGATGTTAAAAGATTTGGACAGCTAACAAAAGATGCTATGAAAGATACAGAGAAACAATTACACATGAAATGTCCTTTAGATAATGAATGGAAGGTAGGGAGAACATGGGCACAGACACATTAGTACAAGAATTTAAAGGAAGAAAAGATCATGCTAATTATATTAAGCGTGGTATACAAGTAGAGAATGAATTTATAAAGACTGTGCAAGAGCATGGTTATTCAGTTGGTATAGCAAATGATCAAGAGAATATGTTTAAACATATAGATTTCTATCTAACAAAAGATAATAAGACAGTTAGTGTAGATGTAAAAGCTAGAAGAACTGGAAATAAGAACAGGTTTTTTGATGACGCATGGATTGTTGTTGAGTTTAAAAATACAATGGGTAAGAAAGGTTGGTTGTATGGTGACTGTAATTACTTTGTATTTGAACGAGAGCATGACTACGTATGGTGCTATGCAAAAGAGTTGGTAGAATTAACTGACAAAGTTGTAGATAAAAATACCAGAGTAGTAAGTTATAAAGATGCTGAATACAAAACATGGGGTAGAATACATCAAGGAAAACAAGACCTTATCTCAAGAATAGAGATGAGTTTAATATTAAAATTAAATAAAACATTTATTATGAAAAAAACTCTTGACAAAAATGTTGAGGTGTGTCATAATTCATTTATTAATAATAAAGAAAGGAACACAGTTATGAGTGTTATTAAAGGAAACGCTTATTGGGCAAGCGTAACGAGTCCAAACACAACATTTGATTCAGATGGTGTGTGGTCTATTGACGTTGGTAATCTTGATAAAAAGAATGCTGATGTTGCTAAAGCTGATGGTCTTTCCATCAAAAATAAGAATGATGACAGAGGTGATTTTGTTACCATCAAAAGAAAAGTTAGACGTAAAGATGGTGGAATGAATAAAGCACCTGAAGTTGTTGATGCTTCTAAAAGAAACATGTCTGGAACTTTAATTGGTAATGGTTCAGAAGTTAATGTACTCTATACTACATATGAGTGGGAGTTCAAAGGTCGTTCTGGAGTATCTGCTGATCTTCGTGCTGTACAGGTAACTAATTTAATACCTTACAACTCTGATGCTGATGCAGATGAAGCTTTTGAAGTAGTTCCTGATGGCTTTGTAAGTAATGAGTCTGATGAGGAATTATCCTTCGCTTCTAACTAACCAATGAAAGGATGGAGAGGTACTACTGAACGAGTATCTCTCCATTATTTATTATGAAATCAATAGATAATTTAGTAAAAGATATATACAGTTTATTTGATCCTATAAAAGAAACAAATTTAGATGAGAAAGAAGTAGATAAACATTTAGATTTATTTGCAGATAGTGTTAAAGAAACATTGCGAAT